AAGAGGCAACATCCCATTCTCCACCGTAAGGCGGACCCATATAGCAGAACTCTCGATAGAGTAGACCCGTGTCCTCCAACTGCTCTCTCGTTACAGACAACCCCAATCCGTTTCGAACGGATCTCCCGGAAGCCAAGATGTAACGACGATTTACACGGAGAAAGGCTCTAGTTAGAATATCTTTTTTCGGAGCGGACATTCCTTCATGAAACGAACGGAAGCGATCTTTGAGAGATCTAATGCCCTCATCCGCGGAACCAAAGAAAGACTTCGCTCTTACAACCGGAACAGAGCGAACCTTTGTTCCTGCTTCGAAGAACTTCGAGTTCACCGAGAAGAACGTATTCGAAACTAGAGTCTTACCTTTTGACAAAACAAGCCCAGACTTTCCCACCATCTCCATCCATTTCTCTGCTTCACTCCTCTTAGCACGAAAGACGATGTCATCGCCATTAATGTAAAGAGGTACCCTCCGTCTGACAACAAACTTGAATGCAAGAAAGTTAACCAGACAAAGCAGTGGAAAGGAAAGGAGATTCCCCATCAACTGACCCCGTCTCTGGACGACAGTCTCAACTCTCCCACGACGGTACAAACCCATCTGGAGAGAACTCATCGCAACATCTCTAACACCAACAGGGATGTGACGAGAGTTATCACATACTTTACGAAGAAGAAGTTTCTGTATGTGAGAATTGAGATTGTCAGTGGCCGACTCATAATCACCGCTCACAAAGACTTCACCCCGTTCCTGGGTAAAGTCCTTGAAGCGTTTCGGCCTGGCTTCTCCTCGCAGAAGCCAGGGAAATCTTGAAAGATGATCGTAGAAAGTATAGTGGAAGGGTCGAAGTACATTCATCTCAATAGTTGGAGTACTAATCAGACGATTCTTCCCTCCGGTTTCCACTACCGCTAAACGACTACTTGCAAGTTTCAAGGGGCGCGTTGCATAGCGAACATACTCGATAAAGGACTGTTGGAGAAACAGACCATGTAATCCAGCAGCAGCTAATGCCCGTTGACCCCCATCCGACATTCCTCGTTCCACACAAGACGAACGAGGTAGTATTATGCGTTCCGGCCACCGCGTATAGTTTTTATCCCAGCCAGGCCTAAAGAGCTTGTCAACCTCGTCTTCGCAGAACTGAGCGAATTCGGGATCTGGAGGAGGACTGTCAGTGGACATCTTGTCCATATACGCGTCCAGGTCAATTGATGTGGGTGGTAGAGCCTTTCGAAAGAGGAATAGGGATGCAGCGATTGAAAATCGCTTACGTCTAGATAGACGGTGGATTGGCATCCTCCATTCGTGAGGTTCTCCCTCTAGAAGTCCTCCACAGAACTTCTTGAGGGCTTTTACGTACTGGCATGGACAGGTAGAATTCACCGCGATACTACTAGGAAGATGTACATCGTACAGCTTACCTAGGGTAGCACAGAATTCAGCGAACCTTCCATGAGTGCGCTCTACTGCCACGTACGGAACACACGCAAGACGCGAATTACAGTTCCGTGCCTTAAGAAAAAGCATTCAGTAGAAACCAAATACTCGGGTCCCAGGAC